ATGCCCCTAAATCCCGCAACGCTTGCTAACGGTTCCGAACAGCATGAAATCTACTCGCACCCCGCCAAGAAAGGGAAAACCATTTGTCAGTATGACTTTCGTTGCGTGAAAGGTCATCTGTTTTCCTGTGTCGCCCCGTCTTTGCTGGAAGCAAAGAGCCAGTGCCACCTCTGGTTTTTGAACAATCTTGAATGCGCCCGGTGCGAGACCCTTAGTTGCCATCTTCTGGCCTGAACACTGTCAACAATCAGTTTACACCATTTCAACGAAACAGGCGGTCAACATGCACAAGGTCGAGACGTCAGAATGGTTGAAAATGCTTTCCCGGATGATCCGCGCTGCTGGTCGCCGGGTTGCCGATTCCGACGAGTTGGAACTGGCTCAACTCGTTCAGCTTCGCGCTGAACTCGACGAAGCAATTAATCACGCCATCCAGGGGCAACGCTCCTCTGGTCGTTCCTGGGCTCATATCGGAAACGCCCTTGGCCTAACCCGCCAGGGCGCTTTCCAGCGATACGGCAATGAGCAATGCCGGGTCACAAAATCGTTACCCGGCAAAGATCAATATCATCCAGAGTGCTGCCGCCATGCATGACAACGCCCCCTCCTCCCGCTTCGACGAGCTCCCTCTCTGCCCGAAGTGCGACGAACTTACCGTCTGTCACCACACCCCACGCGGCCCGTTTTATCAGTGCCTGGAGTGTGCCACAGTTTACGCCGTGCGCCCAATCACGGAATACCGACTGACCGAGGTCTATTGTATCCCAAATTTTAACCCAATCGGAGAAAAATCTCGGAATAGCTCCCCCCTCCAATCCGGCAGGACAGCGAGCAAGGCGAGCGTAGAAAAAATTGACCCGGAAAACTTGCCCTTTTCCTCTCCCTCCCCCGAGTCGGCCAAGGCTTCCGGGTCAATTCCCTTTCAAGGCGCAGTTGTAGTGTAACCGAACCTGTCCAGCGAGACGGGTTACTTTCAAAAACACCCACAGTGGAGACTAGCACCATGAGCGAAGCGAAACCCGAAACCAAAAACGATGTTCAAGGTTTGATCCTGATCGGCACCGTCAACGCCCAAACGTCCCGCGTCTACAAAAACGGCGACAAACACTTTTTTCTTTCCATCGCCTGCCCCGGTTCAGAGGTCATGCACCGCGTAGAAGTTCAGGCCGAGGACTGGGGCCGCTACACCGAGGGCTCCACCTTCAAGAGCAAGGTTTTTCCGAACGTTTACAACAACCAGATCACTTTTCTGCCGGTCTGAACCATGAACCGCAACGCCCTTTTCCTACTCCTGGCCCTGCTGCTTTTGCCCCTCCGCACGTTTGCAGCAGGAGGCATTGTTGTCGATCCTGGAAAGCCGATTTATCCGCCTTTTCAAACAACCGACAACATAATCGGCCAAACAACGGTTTTCAATCTGACGCCCGCCTCAATCCTGGTAGCTCAGACAGATGACCCGACAGAACAAGCGGGCGTTGCGGCCTTTAACTACTTCTTCACGATCCAGCTTTTTGTCGGCCTCTGTGCCGCCTGGGTCAGAATGACACTTTCCATCATCAAGAAAGAGGTTCTTTGATGCAAAGCCCTTTTCTCAATTTCGTCACAACAAAACTCGCCGACGCATTGAGCGTCCCGACGGTCATTGGCGCGGCTGGCCTGGTTGTCGCAGCCTTGTGCGGTATCTGGGCCGTTAGACAGTCGCTTGGCTTGGTAGAGCCAAAAGACAAACACGGCTACACCAAGCGCCAATGGGAAAGGAACTTCCGCGAAATGCAAAGAGAAAGGAGAAAGGAGCAATATTTACGATGGAAGTCAAAACAGAGGTAACACATGGACCCCCAAACCCTAATCGCGCTGTTCGCGCTCAGCGGCATTGTCTCCGGAGCTTTGATTGCCTGGGCGCTTGTAGCATAAAACCCCGCGAAATGCGGGAAACTTAAAAAACCTTTTCCTTAAATGAGGAACGACCATGACTGATTTTCTCTCTGGCTTTACCCTGGACACCACCACCTTTATGGCCGCTGCTGGTATCCTGGCAACCGCATACGGCGCAATTTGGGCCGTTAAGCGCGTCATCGCCCTGATCCGCGGATAATTGCAACAGGGCTGCACCATGAAAAGGGTCAGAACTCTATTTATAGGGCTTCTGGCCCTTTTTGTTTTTCCTTCCCTCTCCCTCGCTGGCTGGCCGGGGGAGTGCAATATGGTTATTTATGAAATTTTTAGTTATTACAATAACGGAGTTGTTTATCCCTGCTCGACCCCTACGGAATGCCCGCTTAGACATGTTGATTGGAATTTCAACTATCAAACCGGGCAACTAGAAGATGTTCACTCCCCATACATAGGCCCGACCCGCCTTGTTATTTATCGTGTTGTTTCTATTTATTTTGAAAATGGTCGGTGGGCTCCTTGGTGGACAGGTTTAATTTCTGGCAACGAACAGGAGCCTCCCCCGTTTAAATTGCATAGCACAAGCGATTTAAGCGATTTGCCTCTTTCTTGTCCCGCCTGTGACACTGCCGATGATGACAACGACGGCGTGTGCAATAGCTGCGATAAACTCCCCGGCCAAAGAGACCCTGACGACTGTGAAGTTGCTTATGCATCGCTTAAAGATGGCACGCCAGCTTTTGCGGTTATAGATGAGGGCTGCAAGTACACGGACAGCGGCAACTCCGATTCTTTGCAAGATTATCGAAATTCTGCGGCGTACAACCCTGACGGCACGTCCAAGGGTACGCTCTACTACAACATTTCAAAGGGTAAAAGGTTCAGACCGAAAACATGCAACAAAAATTCCGTTCCTAACGACGAAGGCAAATGCGCCTGCACTTATCCCCCCGGTGGCTCTCTTGATGGTTTTTCACCGCCTTCTAAGGTTTCCCCTGAGACGCTGAAAAAAATTGAAGACCTGAAAAAGAATGATGAAAACCACGGTTTCGACACCTGCGCCGACCAAACAAATTATTGCGAGGGTCAATGTGCTTACAAGGGCGGTGTGAAGTCTTCGAACTGTAGAAAAGACCCCTCAACAGGTGCCGTCACAAGTACATGCACTTGCAATGACGATTCAAGCATCGGCATTAATAAGCCTTCCGATTCAGGAACAGGGCAACCGGGTGGCACCTCCGGCATTACCAACCCAGACCTTAAAAATGTCACCGATAGTGTCAACGGCGCGATTAACAACGTTAATAATTCGGTTAACAATCTCGGCGGCAAAATCGACGCAATGGGCGCGGCCATCAACGGTGCCGCGTCAGCCATCAGCGGCGTTGGTGACAAGCTCGACGGTATAGGCAACAAACTCGACGGCGTAGCTGGTAAATTTGACGGCGTAGGTAGCAAGCTCGAAGGCGCGGCCGACAAACTTGAAAGCGCTGCTGACAAACTCGGTCAAGGTTTTGTCGCCTCCGGCTCCGGCACCCTGCCCAACGCGAACGAGTACGATTCCAAGCCCGACGACGTTGAAGAGGACAAGCTCTCGGACGCCATCGGCGACTTTATAAGCTCCGGCGTTCCGCTCATGTCCTATTTCAAGGGAACGCAAATTCAGGTTGACTCCTCTGTCCCCACCCTCTCGTTTGACTTTTTTGGCCGCCCCGTAAACATCGATTTTTCTGGTTTCGAGGATGTGTTGCATTTCATGGGCCTTGTCCTCGTTGCCTGTTCAACTGTTCTTGCTTTCTTCATCATCGTTCGTCGGAGTAAATGAAATGCCTCTTGTCCTGACTGCCCTTTTCGGCTGGCTCTCTTCGCTCCTGGGCCGATTCTTCAGCGATACCCTGCTGAAGTTTGTCGCCTACAAGCTTCTTTTCTTTACGCTGATCACGGTAACTGTCCCAATCGTTGCGAAAAATCTTATTACTTGGCTCTTTAAGACGCTTTCTCAGGTTGCATCGACGCATATACATGCTGACGGAATCCAGGCAACCGTTCTTCACCTTTCCGGTGTCGCCGGTTACTTGGCTTCCCATTTGATGCTTTCTGATTGCCTGTCAATCATCATCACGGCAATCACGATTCGCTTTGCTTTAAACTTCATTCCGTTCGTGGGTTGATCAATGGCAATTCGCATCATCGAGGGTGTTCCCGGCTCCGGCAAAAGTTATTATGCCGTAAAACACCTTGCTGATAAATACTTTCAAAAGCAATCTGACGGTCGATATGAGCTTGTCAGGCCGTGTACGATCATCACCAACATTGACGATTTTCAGCCGGACCATATACAACTCAAGCCCCTTGTAAAAGAAGTTGGCGGCATCAAGGTCTTTTTTGAAGAATATTTCCAGAAAGCTCTAACCGATTGCTTGGGCGGCCAGATCGTTTACATCATCGACGAGGCGCAGAAGTGGTTCCGCAAGGGCGCCCGTGACCTCGACAGCGTTTTTTCCTATTTTGAATATCACCGGCATTTCGGGCATGACATCTATCTGATCACGCAGAACTCCAAGAAGCTCCCTTACGACATTGCCTGTCTGACTGAATATACCATCGTTGCCGCTCCTCGGACCCGCTCGGTTATCGGCGAGTTCAAATATAAATGGATTTCTGACGGCGACATAATCAAACGGGAAGGTCTCAAGCCGGACAATGGGGTTTTTGCCCTTTACAAGTCAATGGACCTGAAGGAGTCCGAGAAGATCAAGAACCCAGTCATGCGGACTGTGGGCCTTGTCGTTGCTTTCTCTCTCGTTGTTGGCCTTTGCTTCGCCTTCTACCTGAAACACAAATTTTTTGGTGGGCTTTCAAAGCCGGTTTCCGCGCCTTCCTCCTCTGCCGCTTCCACGTCCTCGGCCCCTCCCGGATCGTCTCAAAAAAGCCCGAAGGCTCCGGCATCGGATCAGAAACCGGAACCCGTTTCTGTTCCGGTATCTGTCGTCACCGAATGGCGTTCTGACATGCTTGCCGACCGCAAGCTTGAGTTTGTGGTTTTCATGGATGTTGTCTATCCGAAAAGCGTCTTTCCTCACCGCGTCCGCCGTCTCATGGGCCAATGGTTCGCCGATGTTCCCCCGGATGTCGCCAAGCAATACCAGGAATACAGCGCGCGCGCTGCCGGTGCGCCGGAGCACGCAAGCGACAACGGAGCGGCGGCGCAGGGCGGGCCGGCCCTCGTATCAACCTCAACCTCGGAGCCTGCCGACCATGAACCGAGACGACGAGCTATCCCGTAAATATAAAGATCCACACTACCAACCGCCAAAGTATCGACCGCCTCGGGCCGGCCCGCGAGACCCGC